CTCGGGAACGCTGTCTTCACCTTCAAGCAATGCCGGTAGGCGGCTCACTGTCAGCTCGATGGTGCCGTCCTGCTGCGGCAGTGGGTACAGGTGCAGCTTGGCGCTATCCAGGCCACTGACCAAATACAGCGGTGTACCGACACGCACCTGCGCTTGCCAGCCCGGAAACGGGCCATCCATCCAGTCTGCGGATGTGCTCTCCAGCGGCTGCTGGCCCAAAAATGCACGCCGGATCATCAGCACACCGGGCGCCAAAGGAACGCTGCGCTGGCCAGCCGTCACCTGCAGGCGGCACATGCTGCCTTCTGAATCCAGCAACAGGTGGCTGCGCCGGCAGGCTTCCGCCTGGGCCTCATTGGCATACAGGGTCAGCAGCTCGGGACTGCACAACGGAGGATCCGCGTTGTCGCACGACTGCGCCCGGTACAGCGCGATCAGGTCTTTGAGCTTCATCGCAGCCAGCTTTCAGCTTATCGGGCTTCGGCCAAGACGCCGCGCAGCCAGGGCCCACCGTTGGGGTTTCGGTCCTCGATCACCGAAAACGGGAAGCGCAGCAGGTGCATGGCCTTCAGGTGGTTCATGCCCTCGCCCAGGCGTTCATCCAGGGTCTGCGAGAAGTTGGTGCGCTTGGCGCGGGCCAGGACTTCCACATATTTGCGCTTGACCGTGATCTGCTCACCACGCGGCAGGAACTGGTTGACGCCGTTCACGCCCACCTGCACCAGGCGCGGCTCGTCGGGATCGGTCGCTGGGTTGACCAGGATGGTCACGGGCTCGTTCATGAAAGCCTCCAGCTCCAGCGCGCCCTTGGGCAGGGGCTTGTCCACCACGTCGACGCCGGCCGTCGTGCGGATTTCGCCAATGGCGCCTTGTTGCTCTTGGCCCAGGTATTCGGCGCCGGCATCGATCTGGGTGTTGGTGCGGGGTGTGCGAGTTGCCATCTTGGTCGTCCTGTCAGGTGTTGGGGTGAAATGCTGCCCAGCACACCCGCCTGGGGTGCGCTGGGACTTGGGTTACAGGGAGGAGACGCCGGCCTCAGCGATGGCCATCCAGCCCTCGTTCAGCAGGGTCATGTTCATGTAGAACTTGGCGCCCACGTAGCTGCGCTGGCCCAGGGGGTCGGACTTGTCCTTCTGGCCCACGGGGATGTAGGTCGGATCGATCGAGTCCACACCGCGCAGCGCCAGCTGCCCCCAGGCGTCCTCGCCGGCCACGATGAACGGGTACACGTCCACCTTGCCGGTGCCCATCAGGCCCGTCGCGGCCACATCGGCGCCGGCGGCCAGATAAGGCGCCAGCTCGGGCGAGGTCACGAAGCGGAAGTTCTCGCAAGAACCCAGCTCCTGGGCATGCACCGGCTTGCGGCTGCCGTACTCGCTGACGTGCACGAAGTTCGCCAGATCACGCACATCGGCTTCGGCGTCGGTGTGCACGAACACCAGGTACGACGCTTCCACCGGCTGTGTGGCAATGTCGGCCGAAGGCGCCAGGATGCCGGTGATGCGCTTGGCGTGGTTGGCCTGCAGATTGCGGCTGATCTTGCGCAGCAGGTTCAGCGTGATCTTGCTGGCCACCGTGGCACGGCTGGAGCCACCAGCGAAGAACACATTCGTGCAGGCCTTGATGCCACCGTAGCGGATCATCTCGCGCAGCAGGCCCACACGCTCGCCACACTGCTTCTTCATTTCCGCAGGCACGTCGTCTTCGTAGGTGTCGGCCACCTGGTCGGTCAGCTGGTACAGGCAGCCGTACTGCTTGATCACCGCCGTGATGTCCTGGGGCGTCAGGCTGTCGGCCGTGGGCGTGACACCCTCGACCAGCTCGTGCGCGGCGGCGTCGACCGCCGGACGGTTGCGCGTGTCCCAGTTGGTGTTCGTCGCACCATAGGGCAGGTAGCGGCGAAAGATCACGGTCTTGCCCTGGTTCTTGGGCAGGGGGCGCTGCTGGCCGCAGATGCCCAGCACTTCGGTGGCAATCGCGTGGGCGAGGATCTCGCCCTTGATCTTGCCGATGCGTGGCGCCGGGGCGCCGGAAGCGAATTGAGTCATGGTTTTCTCCTCGGGCCTAGCGTCGCCCATCACTGACTGGAAGCCAGCATGAAAATCGTCAGTTTCGGTAGGCGCGGCTTGGGGCTTGGGCGCGTTGCCTTGCGGCGTCACCGCGGCTGCCAGGCGCTGCTGGCCCTTTTGCTGCTTTTGGGCCTGGGCCTGCTTGGCGCTCGACCACTGATCGAACTGGCCAATGACGGCCGCCGGCGCATCGGCGGTGTCTGCCTCGCCGAACGCGGTCTGCACCGCCTCGGTCTGGGCTGCCAGCCAGGAGTTGAACTCCGGCCCCTGCACCTTCTCGCGCCACCCTGTGTGCATGCGATCCATGACGGCCAGCTCAATCGCCACAGGGTCTAGCTCGGCGGACGCCGGTGCTGCAACCGTGGCCACGGTCTGCTGCACTTGGGCGGGCGGGGCTGCCGGTGTGGGCTGCTGCTGGGCGGCGATCACCGCCTTGGCGTAGGTCGCAAATTCCGGGAAGTCCTGCTCGAACTGCACCAGCTCTGGCGGCAGCTCGGGCGCAACCTTCTGTTGCGTCGGTGCTGTCGTTTGCGCCGGGGCCTGGGTTTGCAGCTTGCTGTTGAGCTCGCCAATCTTTCCCTGGGCCTTGCGCAGCTGTTGTGCCAGATCGGTCACCTTGCCGGCCTGCTCCACCAAGCGTTCAAGCTCGCTGCGTTTGTAGCCACCGAACACCACCGGGTCTTCACCTTCGGCTGGGCCAGCGTCTGCAGGGGGTGCCGCTGCACCCTCCGCCGTGGTGCTGGCAGCGCCTGGCGCTTCACCGGGCTGCTCAGTGGTTTGCGCGGCAGGAGCTTGCTCAGTCTGGGAAGTCGCTTGCGCCTCGGCCGCAGGCGCGGCGGGGGCTGGTGCGGGCTGCCCGGAAGCTTGTGCAAATCCCTGTTCGAACGCTGCGCGCTCTGCTTGCTGGTCTTCTACGTTCATGCGTCATGCACTCCTGTGGTTTCAACGACCTCGGCCTCAATAGGCGGGGGTCTCCTGCACTGGGGCTGGCTTGTCATCTGCCATCGCCAGTAACTCTTTCCACGCTGCGATGCGGCCACGGGTTTCTGCCGTGCGGATCGCATCCAGCGCTGGGCTGTCGTTCTTCACCCGCAACGTGTCCAGCTGTGCTTGCGCCTTGTCCGCGATGGCACGCCAGGTTGGCGAGTGGAAGTCGATGGCCGAATTCGTCATGGCTGGCAGTTTCTGGCTTGGCGCCACAAAGACGAATCCCTAGCCGGGGGCGTGCCGCACTCCCCCAAAAAACAAGCCCTCCAGGCTGTGCACCAGGAGGGCTGGAAGGTGGGGTGAGTTGATCAGGACCGCACGCCGTCGTTCGCCTGCGTCTCGATGCCGGCCTGCATCCCTACGGCGGGGCTTTCTGGATTGGCCGGCGTCAACGGGTTGGTGTTCGTGGGCACCTCAACCGGTGGCACCTCCCCTGCCCCACTGGCCTGGGGCACGATGGGCGCGGCATCCATGTCCTTGGCACCGGCAGAACGCAGCAGCGCATCGGCCGTGGTGGCGGTGTCGGGGATCTGCTCGATCACCTGGGCCGTTTGCACCGCGCTGTACTGGGCCTCCACCCGGGCGCCCACGGTCAGGGCCTGCAAACGCTCGGCGTCTGCCAGGGCCTTCTCTGCCTGCGCACCGAACAGCTTGGCCCTGGCCTGCATGGTGGGGTCTTGCCCCTGCTGTGCCCGCTGGGCCTTCTGCTCCTCTGTGAGCTGGAAGTTCTTCGGGTCCAGCCGCTGACCACGGCACAGCTCGGCCGCCAGCTTGGCCGGATCCAGCTCGTACACCGGGTTGGCCGAAGCCTGCAGCAGCGACATCAGGAACTGCTGCTGGGCGTCCCGCTCCACCAGGGCTGAAGATGCGCGGACTTCGATTTCGAAGTCCCCCTTGATGCTGTCGTCGTCGCTGTAGCTCATCATCCAGTCGAAATAGCGCTGGATGTGCGGCCGCGTCATGTAGTCGTCAAAGCGCTTGGCCAGGCGGCGCAGCACGCTGGTAGCGTTGTTGTTCTGCATCTGCATGCCGCCCAGGGTCTGCGGAGCATCGCCACGGATGCCCTGCAGCATCGCCGGCATGCCGGAGGTGTCCTCGGCCATCTTCTGGGCGAACTGGATGATGTTCATCAGCTCGTTTTGCACGCTGGTCACCGAAAAGCTGGCAAAGGCTTTGGTCACGTCCTGCACATCGCTGCCAGCTTCCGCGCGCCAGAGCTTGCCGGGACGGATCGAGAAGACGCCATCCACTGGCGTGATACCGTTGCCGATCACGATCTGCGGTGCGGCAGACAGACCGCTGTTGTCCATCATGGCGCGTGTGTTGGCATTGATCATCCGCTGCACGGTACGGATCTGGCGGCTGATGCCAATCCCCCAAGGCATGCCTGGGCGGCGCTGCCAGGCCAGCACGTCATAGGGAAACTCACCGCTCTCCAAGGGGCTGAGCACGGCCTTGACCAGGCGGTCGTTGATCATCACCGCCATGGCCGGCAGTTGCTCCTCGGCGTCGTGGTCCAGCTCCACCCCCATGGCCTGCAGCTGCTGACGCATGCAGTGCCCGTGGAAGATCCACATTTCAAACTCGTCGTCGCCATGGCGGTAGACCGACTCCGTGCCCTCCCGGGTCTTGGCCGGCCCCTCGCGCAGCACGGCCATCACCTCGGCACGGTCGTAGCTCTCGTCCTTGAGCAATTCCATGATCTGGCGCTTGCCGATGTACTCGCGCTCAAAAATGAAGCTGCCTGCATGGATGTTCTCACCGCAGGCTGGGTCCGGGAACAGGTTCCAGAAGTCGATGCGCTTGCTGCCAGGCTTGATCTCGTCCACCTTGTGCTGTGTCTTGAGCTGGGTCACCGGGTCCTGGCGCGTCAAGCGCACCGTCCGCACCACGGGGAACGGGCCTTTGAGCACGCCAGAGCCGCAGCGCGCAGAGTCTTCGATCACCTGACGCACCTCGCCATGCCAGTTGGACTCCACCAGGGGATCTTCGATGGCCTTTTGCATCTTGGCAGCCGCCTCCTGGGCCAGCTTGGCCTGCTGCTCCATCGCATCCTGCACATCATCCGTGCTGGGCATTCGCATCGCCTCGGCCAGTTTGGTCAGCTGCAGCTGGCTGAGTGTCGGCAGCGGCGTGGACTTGATCTCCCAGGCGCGGTCGTCCGTGGGCAGCAGCATGTCGGCCACCCGGGCGCTGGCCGCATCCACATACGGACGTGTGATGTTCAGGAATACCACGGAGCGCGTGGGCTGCTGCCCCAGTTGCTGGCCCGACAGCAGCGCCTTGCTGCGGCTGCGGTACAGCATGTTGGCCGACTGAAATGCCCGGTTGGCATCATCGATGCCCTGGTAGTGCTCCTCGTC